TGGTCACATTCAGTTTGAGTATGTGTACAAGGGTGATGAGTTTGGTGGTCGACCACGCAAGGTTGTATTCTCTATTCCGACTCCTGATATGTCGATGGACGAACTTGTTGAAGAGTTTGAATACTTCCTGAAGGCAGTTGGGTATCATTTCAAAGAAGGTCAGCATATTGGTTATGAGTATGATGAACAGAAAGAATTGGAAGTGTCATCTGCTTACAGAGATGCAGAAATGAGAATGAAATCCGCTGAAGCAAAAACTTTTGACAATGCCTTCAAGAAGAAAGCAGAACAGATGGGCGATACAATTGCAAAAGAATATAATACGGAAGTCCTTGTATAATGTTTGAACCACTAATTGTCGATAACTTCTTCAAAGATCCAGATGCGATTCGAGAGTTCGCACTGAAGCAAACCTATTGGCCAAAGCAAACGAATCCGAATGGAGGCAATTGGCCAGGTTTCCGCTCTGATTATATCAGTGCACTTGACAACGACATCTTCTTGGAACTGATGTATGGAGTCCACGATGTAATTGGAATTGATCGCTCTGCTGTCAGCTACACTGAAGCATTCTTCCAGTTTTGTACTGAGCGAGATGGAAACAGTTGGGTCCATCGTGACACTCTACATTTTGACCCAACGCATGTTGGTCTAGTCTATTTGACTCCGAATCCTCCTGCCAATAGCGGAACGATTCTTTATGAGCACAAGGATCCGAATTATGTGAAGGCTGATCCAGAACTTGACTCTGGAGATCCAGAAGATTATAATGTAAAGATGGTAATAGAAAACCAGTACAATCGTCTGGCGATGTATCATCCAAATGAGTTCCACAAATCTGATACCTACTTTGGAAAAGATCGAAATGATGCTCGACTGTTCGTTGTGTTCTTCATGCGAGTAGACTGATGAAAACCTTTGTTATACAATTGGATAATGCGATATTTCGAAGTGAAAGTGGTGCGCTTTCTGCAATAGATAATCTATCTGAAAATGCATTCCCGATTGAAAGATTTTATTATGTGATGGGAACTAAGGCAGGTGTTGTACGAGGTAATCATGCACACAAAAAATCAAAACAAATTTTGACTTGCGTTTCTGGGAAATTTAATATATACTTAGATGATGGTGAAGAAAAAACAGAAGTTGTTTTGGAAGAGTTGGGTCCATCTCTAGTGATAACAACTCCAACTTGGCTTCGATATGAACCTGTAATTGATAATTCAATTTTATTGGTTTTATCCGATAGTCGTCACGATCGATCTGATTACATCACTGACTATAATGAGTTTTTACAATTGAAGGAATTATAATGGAACTGACAGTTGAATTGTCTGAACTTCGCAAGAAGAAGATCTTTGTTGCCACCCCAATGTACGGTGGTAACTGCCACGGCATGTATTGTAAGTCTACTGCCGATCTCGCCAAGCTGGGTCAAGCATACGGCATTGACATCAAATTCTTTTATCTGTTCAATGAGTCGCTGATCACTCGTGCTCGCAACTACTGTGTGGATGAGTTTATGCGTTCTGACTACACGCACTTGATGTTCATTGACTCTGATATTGGCTTTGATCCAAACGATGTACTGACTCTTGCTGCTCTTATGGATCACGAAGATCCAAATGGTAAGCACATTATGTGTGGTCCGTATCCAAAGAAGACTATTGCTTGGGAGAAGGTAAAGCGAGCAGTGGATCGTGGCTTTGCTGACGATGATCCTTCTGTGCTGGAACGATTTGTAGGTGACTATGTTTTCAATCCTGCTGATGGACAGTCCGAAGTTCGCATTGATGAGCCAGTAAAGGTTCTTGAAGGCGGCACTGGCTTTATGATGGTCACGAAGGATGCGTTCAACAAGTTCGCTGAAGCGTATCCAGATTATTCCTATCTGCCTGACCATGTTCGCACGAAGCACTTCGATGGTTCTCGTGAGATCATGATGTATTTCCAGGCATTGATTGACGAAAAGACCAAACGGTATCTGTCAGAAGATTATATGTTCTGTCAGTGGATGCAAAAGGTTGGTGTTGATACTTGGATGTGTCCGTGGATGAAACTACTGCACACTGGTTCCTATACCTTTGGTGGTTCGTTGGCTGATCTTGCTGCTGTTGGTGCAACCGCTACGGCAGATCATGAACAAATTAAGAAGATGAAGAAGTAATGTCAATATACAATCAAACTGCATTAGGCACTTTTTTATTTTCACCAAACCCAATTTTGACTCAAGAAGATTGTAATTATTTAATTTCTTTAGAGCAAAAATATTCTGAAAAGTTTGAGGAGGGAAAGGCTGGTGAAACTGTTGATTATAGAAGTGTTAAAAAACTAGATTTGATTTTAAGAGGTGCTGCACACCCAGTCGATTCAGGATTTCTTGATCACCAAGTTTCAGAAATTATAGGCAATAAGATAATTCCTATTATTGAACAAATTAATGGTAGTGAATTTAAATTTGAGATAGACGATGTGCCGCAAATAGAATTGGGTGTATATGCAGTAGGAGATCATTATTTTTGGCATGAAGATATTGAGCCTGTTACTGCCAAAAGAACAAGAAAACTTTCTTTCAGCATAAACTTAAATACAGATTATGATGGAGGAGAACTTAAATTTGGTGGCAGAGAAGATAATTGGGTAAAGTCTAATGCACCAGGACATATTGTGGTGTTTCCTTCATATATGACACATAAAGTTTCTCCTGTAACAAGTGGAAAACGGTATCAAGTTTTTGGATGGGCAACAGGACCGAGGTTTAAATGATGAGCAACTTTAAATATAATGAACCTGCTTTGGTGCAGGAGTTGATGGACTATATTGAATCGACCTATGGTGAGCATTATAGTCAAAACAAATTTCAGACAACTGAGTTTGTAATTGATGGTGGTCATGGGATTGGTTTTACCATTGGCAACATTCTCAAGTATGCTCAGAGGTATGGTAAGAAAGGCTCTGCCGATGACGCAAGAAAAGACTTGATGAAGGTGCTGCATTATGGTATAATGGCTCTTTATGTGCATGATCTTAATAATGTAAAGGAAGTAAATAATGAAAATCAGTGATAAGACTTTTGACATTCTGAAGAACTTTTCTTCAATCAATCCTTCGATCTCAGTGAAGGTTGGTAACACACTGCGCACTGTATCTGAGCAGAAGAATATTCTGGCACAGGCAGTCATCGATGAATCCTTCACGAAGGAGTTCGCAGTCTATGATCTCAATCAGTTCTTGGGTCTTGCAAGTCTGTTTGAAGATGGTGACTTTGCGTTTGGCGATGCAGCAGTAACAATCAGCGAAGGCACGAATTCCTCTCGCTACACCTACACTGATCCGTCTATGGTAACTGCTCCTCCTGAAAAGAATTTGGAGTTGCCAAGCCGAGAAGTTCTGTTCCGTTTGTTCTATGCAGACCTGAAGAAGGTAATCAACGCAGCCAATCAGCTGAGTCTGCCTGAGATTGTGGTTCGTGGTAAGGATGGTCATGTTCATTTGGTTGCAACTGACACCAAGAATCCGACTTCGAACGAATTCTCTCATGACCTTCGTGCAAGCACGGAAGCAACTTATGACTTTGTGTTCAAGGTTGAGAACTTCAAGTTCATGGCTCAGGATTATGATGTGTCAATTTCTCAGCGTGGGATCTCTCACTTCAAGGGTGACACTGTAGAGTATTGGGTGGCAACTGAAAGTGGAAGCAAATACTCTGCCTGATGTTGGAAGACGCAGAATAATCCTGCGTCCTTCTTACAATAACAGTTTTTTTGATGTATATGTTAATAATGAACTGATACCGCATTCAGAACAAGAAATTTTCAATCTAGATTTTGCTTGCAATTATAATTGTGAATTGAATGTTAAGATTGTTGTTCATTATGGAACTTTGTCGATTGATGAACAAAGTGCTGTTGCAAGATATAATGTTGATCTAGATGGACAAACAAAGTATTTTGACCACAGGCAAATTGATCATGTTCAATGGTTTGTTTCTGATAAACATAAACTTCCATTAACAGTATTTGGTGGCGAGACAATTGAGTATAGGCATGTGGTTCCTAGCGGACCAAGTTATTTTATAGCGAAATATGAAGGTATATTATGAGCAATATTATTATTCCGAGTGATGAACAGTCTAAGAAAACAATCAAGGATGCCTTGGCGCAGATCTCTGATTCACTGACTCGCATTGAAGCAGAACGAGATCACATTAAGGATATTCTACAGGTTGTTGAAGACAAGGTTGATATTCCGAAGAAGTACATCCGCAAGATGGCTCGTATCTACCACAAGCAGAACATGAGTGAAGTCAAAGCAGAAAATGATGACATTGAAACCTTGTATGAGGTAGTGAATCCGTAGTATAATAGGGGGAGCTCCCCCTTTATTTGCGTAGTGTTCTTTGACGCAACCGATAAAAATTTGGATGGTTAGGATTATCCAATTTGTGTCTAATCTTCATCCCATAATGTTTTTCAGCTGCACCAACAGATTCAAAACGGATTCCTTCGCAAACAACAGGACAGCGGTTTGATGCAACCATTTTATCTTTAGCTGCAGCAAGATATTTTGCTGTGTCTGGTCTAGAACGACCATACATTGAATTATTTTTGCCAGTGGTATCTCTTTTCTGCATTCCTTTAATATAGTTTGGAGAAAAAGATGTATCGCCACCATCGCCGCCAGCAGTCATATTATAATGAGGATTGAGATGTTCTATCCAGTAACATTCTCTTTCGTTGATGTCTCCGACAACTTCTTCGATAATTTCGAATGAGAAGTTTTCAAACCCATGCTTGCGCATTGACTTGTATAGGTGAGTGTTTTGTTTTTGGTGATTGTAATAATGTCTTTTGAATCTTTCTTCGGCAGACTTGATCGTCTTCCCGATGTAGAACTTTCCATTGACATTATTGATGATCTTATATATAATCATGCTGATGCTCCTGTTTAGCGTTAGAGTGTGCAGGAACGCCAATTCCGTGGCACACAACTATTTATAATTGTGAGGTTTTATATTATGCGTGAAGAATTTTTATTCGTGGAGAAGTATCGACCACACACAATTGCAGATACAATTCTGCCAGATGATCTGAAGAAAACATTTCAGACATTCGTTGATAACGGAAACATTCCTAATCTACTGCTCACTGGTTCTGCTGGAATCGGTAAGACAACTGTTGCTAAAGCAATGTTGGATGAGATCGGAGCAGACTATATTGTAATCAATGGCAGTGATGAGGGTCGCCTCATTGATACGCTGCGCACGAAGATCAAGAACTTTGCATCTTCGGTGTCTTTGGCTGGAGGTCGCAAGTATGTTATTCTTGATGAGGCTGATTACCTTAATGCAGAAACTGTTCAACCTGCTCTTCGAAATTTTATGGAAGAGTATTCTGCTAATTGCGGTTTCATTCTTACTTGTAATTTTGTTAATAAGATTATTGCCCCACTCCACTCTCGATGCTCCGTCGTCGAATTCAAACTGCGGAATGCCGACAAGCCAAAGCTGGCTGGACAGTTCTTCAAACGAGTTGAGTGGATCCTAGAAAGGGAAGGAATTGATTATGAACAGAAGGTTGTCGCTGAACTCATCACTAAACATTTTCCTGATAATCGCCGCATTCTTAACGAGCTTCAGCGTTACAGCGTTACTGGTCGGATCGACTCTGGTGTTCTTGCTAACCAAACTGAGTCAAATCTAAAGGTGTTGATGGACGCACTGAAGAACAAAGAGTTCTCTAATGTGCGTAAGTGGGTTGGTCAGAACATTGATGGTGATGTTGCACCATTCTTTCGTAAGTTCTATGAGTCGTTGCATGACCTTTTGGTCCCATCAAGTGTGCCAGAAGTGGTAGTAATTTTGGCGGATTACCAATACAAAAGTGCGTTTTGCGTTGACCAAGAAATAAATGTTACCGCAATGCTAACTGAAATTATGGTTTCTGCGGAGTTTAAGTAATGGCAAAGGTGAATCCATTTGACTTCACCAACTCTATCAATCAAACCAAACAGGATTTGATGCGTGGTACTGCCAATGATAAGATTGCAGAGAAGTCATACAGTCCATTCCTAACCAATCGTGCTTTGTCGTATCATAACGACACGGTGTTCTACGCTAACGAAATGAACACACGCCATTTTTTGGACAATTTATTGCAATATGATTTTTTACTAAATATTGTACGACCCAAAAAGCGATATGCGAAGTGGGAGAAAAAAGATAAAGATGGCGATGTTGCCATCGTGCGTGAATACTTTGGTTACAATGAAACTAAAGCAAGGCAAGCACTTACTATACTAACCGAAGAAAATCTTTCTGCAATAAGATTAACGCTGCAGAAAGGTGGAAAGAATTGATTATGAATAGAGGATAATTATAATGAAAGTCAGAGATCTTGGTAATGCAGTACAGGTAACAGATATTGATCTGTATAATGACGAAGAATGTCGTGAACTTGGAAAACTTGCAGCGCATGAATGTGTTGTATTCATTGACGCTGCTCCAACTGAAGGTCGACTTCACCAAATTCAAACTGCATGGGGTGAACCATCTCGTGCTCTTATCCACAAGTATGTTGGTGAGAAGTATCGCACTGGATCACATTGGCGTGGATTTCTTCTCAATCTTGGGTACATCTCCAAAGCAGTAGAAGATTATCAAGACGGCATGTGCCGTGTTTCTTATGACCTCAATGCTAAAGGCAAGCCAACAGGCATTTTCACCAACGGTGAACTTGATTGGCATAGCGACCAACAATCTCATTATGAGAAGCAACGACTCATTGGTCTGATGAGTTTGTATGGCTCTGAGAATAGTCAAACAACTTTCCTTCGTACCTCTGAAATGTATGGTAAGCTGAACCACGAAGATAAGTCCATGGTGGATGAATTGATCACGGTTTGGGCATGGGATCAAGGCAAGATGGCGCAAGACCTCATTGATTCGCAGATGGAACTTGTCCACTATCATATGATTCCTCTAGATGGAATGGAATGTCCACTAAAAGAATACACAGCAACTGGTCGTGAGGGAATTAAATTTCCAAGCCACAGTTTCAGTCACTTTAAGGGTATGACAAGAGAAGAAAGTTTGAAGTATCGTGATCATCTTTGGTCTTTACTCAACAAGCCAGAATACATTTACACTCGTGATTGGAAAGATGGTCAGCTTATGGTCATGGACCAAAATATTACTCTACACGCTCGCCCCACAAATGTTAAAGCAGGTGATAAAAGAACAATGGTGCGCATGGTTTCCCATGTGAATAAGTTGTTCAAGAATCAAGATCCTGTAGAATATATTATGTACAAGGGTGAGAAATATCCTCATTCCGAGTTCGCTAAAATGGTAGATGCTGCTCGCTTGGAGGAAGTTAAAAATGAAAATAATTGATCATGGAAATCGTGTAACAGTTACCGATATTGACTTATATAATGATGAAGAAACTCAAGAACTTGGTCGTGTTGTTGCACACGAATGCGTTGTATTTGTTGACACTGACCAAAAAGTTGATGAGAAGCGACTGCATGATTTGCAGCTGCAATGGGGTGATGCTTCCAGATCATTCATTCAAAATGCTGTAGTAGATGGTCGTCTTTCAGGAAGACATTGGCGAGACATCTATTTGTATTTGGGTTATATCGCTAAACCAGTAAAAGATCTCAGCGATACGATGACTCGTGTTTCTTTTGAAAGAACAGAGAACAATAGACCAACTGGACTGTTCTCTACTGGTAAATTGATTTGGCACTGTGATCAACAAGCAATGGTCCAGAAACAAAGAATTATTGGTTTGATGGGTTTGTATGGATCAAAGAATACTCAGACAACATTTCTGAGAACTTCTGATGTATATGAAGATTTGAACCACGAAGATCGCTCAATGGTAGATGAACTCACAACTGTTTGGGAATGGGGTGGTAGAGTTTATGACAGGGATCCAAAAGATCCTGTTGAACTTGAATCATCTAGACTTGCGAGTCTGCCATTAGACGGCATTGAATCACCATTGGTAGAATATACTGCCACTGGTCGTAAAGGAATGAGATTTCCTAATTATATGTTTGGTCACTTTAAAGGTATGAACAAAGAAGATAGTCTCAAGTTCCGTGATCATTTGTGGAGTAAGATGATTGATCCTAAGAACAATTATGTTGCAACAAAGAATTGGGAAGACGGACAGCTTATCTTTATGGAGCAAAACATCACTCTTCACGCAAGACCAACAGATGTGAAAGAAGGGATGAAGAGAACGATGGTTCGGAATTGTACATATGTCAATAAGCTGTTTGATGAGCAGGATCCTATCGAATATATCTTAATGGATGGCAAAAAAATTCCATACGATGAATTCCTGGATATAATTGATAAAAAGAAGCTGCATGATTATAACAATAAAGAAAATAAGGCAGATCTATGGTTGAAAACATGATTGAGGTTGTTCTCAGAAACGAGGACGATTTCCTAAAAATTAGAGAAACATTGACGAGAATTGGTGTAGCATCTAAAAGAAACAGAACAATTTATCAGTCTTGTCATATCCTCCACAAGCAAGGGAGATATTACATTGTACATTTCAAAGAACTGTTCGCTTTGGACGGCAAACCATCTAACTTTGCCGAGGAAGATATTGCGAGGCGCAATACTATTGCCAATCTGCTTGCTGAGTGGGGTCTTGTTGATCTTGTTGATGCTGGAAGAAGCAGTCAACCCATCGCACCTCTATCGCAAATAAAGGTGCTTCCATATAAAGAAAAAGATGAATGGGAATTAGTTGCCAAGTATAATCTTGGAAAGAAAAGATAATGTATGCTAATTGGTGATAATTTTATATTTTGTCATGTCCCAAAAACAGGTGGGTCAAGTATAAATGAAATCTTGTTGAACACCCCAAATGTAAAAGACCATAAAGACATTCATGAAGCAATTTTCTTTGGTTGGAAAGAAAAAACACAAGAATACGAAACTAAATTTAAATTTGCTTTTGTGCGCAATCCTTTTGACTGGGAAGTGAGTAACTATTTTTGGCACACAAAATTGAATGTCGATGAAAACTCTGCTTTTGACATCACATTCGAAAATTGGGTTAAATGGAGATATCTGGAACATTTCAATGATGAAATATTTGATCCATATCTTGGGAAAAAGATTAATTCAAAAGAGCACATTCTAACAGAAACAGAATGGTATCTGAAGGGGTTTGGAAAAAACCCTCAAGTTGGAATGTTGGTGTATCCAGATGGAAGATTTCTTGTTGATTTTATTGGAAGATATGAAACACTACAGGAAGATTGGAATTATATTGCCAACAGATTAAATTTACAAAAAGAATTGCCACATATAGAAAAAACAACAAGAAATTCAGATTACAGAACATATTATACTGACGAACTTGTTGACATTGTGACAGATGCGCATAAAATAGATCTTGATGTTTTCAATTACAGCTTTGAGGATGGTATGATTTCGAAAGAGATCAATAAGGATGTGCCTATTGAAATTCACATTCATTCACAATACAATTATTACTATGGCTGATTATTTAAGGGTTGATATGATGGATAAAGTGGGAAATACAAATTTCGAGATGGTTGGTGAGTTCATGACTGCATTTGGTCAGACTGTTAAGACCAAAGCAGAACTTGCGGATACCGATACTGCAGCATTGCGTGTAGATCTAATTGCTGAAGAGTTGAAGGAACTTAAAGAAGCAATTGCAGATAACAATCTTGTTGAGATTGCTGACGCATTGACTGATCTGCTGTATGTTGTTTATGGTGCTGGGCATGCGTATGGTATCAATTTGGATACCTGCTTCCGTGAGGTTCATGCATCGAACATGAGCAAGCTGGGTGCTGATGGCAAGCCAATCTATCGTGAGGATGGAAAGGTGCTCAAGGGTCCAAACTTTTTTGAACCTGAGTTGGAAGAGATTGTGTTTCCACCAGAAAGTCCACAAATGGAACTTGATCTGAAATGAATGTTTTAGTCACTGGCAGCAGTGGCTT